TGCCAAAAACATATAAACCACTGCTTGAGCAAGGAGCCTCTAAAGATTTAACTATAAAAGTTGTTTTGGAAATTTCAAATAGTGCAAATGTAACTTTAAAAGTAGATGATGGTGTAGTATTAGCAACAAAAGAGTATTTAAGTTCACAGCTTAAAAAGTATGCTTTTATAAATGGAGATCGGACAAATACTTTTAAAGTAGCCCCTGCACAAAATGAAAATGAAGCAGTAAATAAAAAGCAATTAGATTTAATTGTAAATGATTTAAATAGTGTAGTTACAAATATAATTGAAACTATAAATGCTTCACAAAACACAGCAAATAAATCAAGCAATGGTTGGTTTAAAGATAGCTCTACTGGGATTATTTTTCAGTGGGGATATGCAAATTCTAATGGTCAAGCTTGGAGTGAGCAGTATTTTCCTATAGCCTTTCCAAATGGTGTATACAATATAGTTTATGGCTCTCATACAGGAAATGCAGTACCAAGGGGTCAAGCTTGGAGAAAAACAGGCTTTGGCTATTGTCCTGCAAATAGTAGACATTCAGCTACACATTATTTAGCAATAGGATGGTAAAAAATGAAATATTATGCACATATAGATAATACAGGAAAAATACAAGGTTGGTACAATGATGAGCTTCATAATAATATACCTAGTCCAAATATAGAAGTAAGTCCCCAAATTTGGCAAGAAGCTATAAGTATTAATGCAAACTTTTATAATAAAAAACTAAACAAGTTTGAAAACAAAGATCTAAGAAGTAAAGAGCAAATAGAAAAAGATAAAAAGCAAGAAAAAAAATATCAAAGAGAAGAGTTTTTAAAACAAAGCGATATTTTAGTAGCAAGACATAAAGAACAAATAGAAATAGAAGCAAATACAACTTTAAGCAAAGAAGAGTATAAAAAACTTTTAGAGTATAGACAATATTTAAGAGATATTACTTTAGATAAAAGTTTCCCTAATATACTTATAAAAACTTTGCAAGAGTTTAGCGGTGATATAAATTAAAATAAAAGGAGAATAAAAAATGGCAGCAAATTATGGAGTAAATACAATTGTAACTGCAAATGCAACAAGACCTATTAAAATACAATCAAATACCCCAATAGGTGTAGTAGGTTCTGTTCTATTACCAGTTAATAATATAGGTTTGAGTGATGAAGATATAAAAATCTATGAGAAGATTAAGGCAAACGAGCCTTTATTTTTTGGAAGCTCAAATAAAGCTTTAAAATTTTTTGCCTCTTTAGAGGGTACTATAAGAGAAACTTTAATAGGAATTGATGACCAAGATGTTAATTGTCCAATTATCATAGTTGCTATTGAACTAGAAACTACTCATAGTGGAAAAATTGCAGAAGATTTTTATAATGATTTAACTTTAAAATCAAAAGTTATAGATGGTATTGGAAGTTTAAAAGATGTAGCTTCTATTGTTGGTTATAAGCCAAATTTAATAGTAGCTCTTAGATTTTCTCACGATTTAGATATAGCTTCAAAAATGCAAAGTATTGCACAAAAGCTTTTAGCACTTGCATTAGTTGATTTAAAAACAGATGATGAAAGTCAAGCAGTTTTACAGGCTTCTAGTTTTGGAACTTCTAGAGTTTTATTGTGTGACCCATATGTAAAAGTATGGGATACATTATTTAATAAGAGTATAAATCAGCCACTTAGTGCAAGAAGAGCAGGATTAATTGCAAACACAGATGCACAATGGGAGTATGGTTTTGCAGACTCTCATTCAAATCGTGTAATAAATGGGATAAGTGGAACTAGTAGAGCAGTAGAGTTTAATGCTGGACAAGATTGTGAAGCTGATAGATTGAGAAATAAAGGTATTGGTACAGTTATAAGATATAACGGTTTTAGAATTTGGGGTGGCGAAACAACACATATAGATCCAATTTGGCAAGACCATACAAGAGTAAGAGTCTTTGATAGAATTAGTGAAGCTGCACTTGATGGGTTATTTTGGGCAATTGATAGAAGAGCTGATATTCTAAAATCTGTAAAAGATAGTGTAGAACAGATGTTATTAGCTTTAAAAGGCTCAAAGATACTTTTAGGTTTTAATGTTTATTGGGATGATGAGCTAAATACAAAAGCAAATATAAGTGCTGGTAAATTCTATTTAGTTGCTCAAATACAAAATATGCCTATTGTAAAACGATTAGAGATTAATTTTTCTTATGTTGATAGATATGGTGATGTACTTATCAAACTTATTTCATAAAGGATTAAAAAATGGTTAGAAAAAGTGAAGTATTAAACAGTCAATCTGTTTATGTAGAGGGTATAGGATTTATTTCAAATAGCGCAAAGGTAGAGCTACCAAAAATTGAATTTGAGTCTTTTGAAGCAAAAAGTGGTGTAGCAATACATAGTATTGCTACGACTGTACTAAAAAAGATGGAAGCAAAATTTGAGCTAAATGAGATAAATAGAGTATATTTTGAAGCACTTGCAAAAAGAACAAAAGACAAGGCAAGGTTTGAAGTTAGAAAAAATACAAATAAAAATTCACAAGATTCAAGAACTGTAGTAACTTTAAAAGGAACTATTGATAGTTTTGAGTTTCCAAATACAGATATTGGAGCTGAAGAAAAAGCAACTTTGAACTTAGCAGTAGACTTTTTTAAATATGAAAAAGATATGCAAACTTTAGTATTAATTGATATTGATAACTTAGTGTGTGAAATAAATGGTAAAGACCTTTGGCAAGAACAAAGAGATTTTTTAATTGGATAAATTATTAAGGGGTATAAATATGATAGATTATAAAGAAGTTGCAAAGAATATGAGAGAACCGAAAATGAGAGATATTAGAGCTTTAACTAATATCAATAATAATGAAGAAAAAGAGTTAATACTAGTATCAAATTTAACTGGTTTATCTCTTGAAGAGTTAGAAGAAGCAACATTTAAAGAGTATAAAATTTTGCAGGAGAAATTGCAAAGTTTTTTGTCTTAGATTGGTTTGAAAATCTAAATGGTATTGCTTTTATTACAGCAAATTTAGGATTTTCATTTATAGATTGTTTAGAGCTTGAAACCAAAGAGTATATAAAGTTTTTAAATATAGCAAGAGAGTTTAATAAAGGAGTTTAATTTGGCTATTTCAAATATAAATTTAGGTGTAATTATTAGTTCAAAAATATCATCTTCTTTTGGAAGCTCTATAAATATGGCAAATGAACAATTAGACTCTTTTAGTAAAAGTGCAGAAAATACAAGTAAAAAGCTTTTAGCTCTTGATAAAATAGCTAAGTCAACAAATAAGCACAAACTTAATATTGAAGCAAATGCACTAAAAAGAGAAGAGTTAAAAAAGGGAATTTTTGATAAGTTAGCCCTTGGTGCTTCTGTTGTAGTTCCTATAAAAGTTGCTATGGATTTTGAAAGTTCTATGGCTGATGTTAAAAAAGTAGTAGATTTTAGTAGTGAAAATGAATTAAAAAGTTTTAGCAATGATATATTAAAACTAAGCCGTGCTATTCCACTTAGTGCAAATGAATTAGCCCAAATAACAGCTAGTGGTGGACAGCTTGGTATTGCAAAAGATGATTTGATGGATTTTACAACAGTTGTAGCTAAAATGAGTACTGCTTTTGATATTGCTCCAAAAGATGCTGGAAGAAATATAGCTGAGATTATGAGAGTTTATAGATTGGGTATTAAAGATGCTCAAGATCTTGGAGATGCAATAAATCATCTTTCAGATAATATTGGTATTGAAGCTGTTAAAATAATTGAAGTAATAAATAGAATTGGTGGAACTGCTAAGATATTTGGACTTAATGAAGTTCAAGCTTCTGCTTTATCATCTGCTTTTATATCTTTAGGAAAATCTCCTGAAGTTGCAGGAACTGCAATAAATACTCTACTTACAAATTTAGTAAATGCTCCTAAAATGGGTGACAAATTTGAAGATGCATTAGCAACTATTGGATATAGTGCTATTGAATTAAAAGAGAGAATAAGTACAGATGCAAATGGTACTTTACAAGAGTTTTTATCTACTCTTTCAAAAGTTGATAAGTCAGAACAAATGGGTATATTAACAGACCTATTTGGTAGAGGTTTTGCTGATGATATAGCTTTATTGGTTGGTTCATTAGAGCAGTACGAAAAAGCTTTAGATTTAACAGCTAAAAAAGAAGACTATTTAGGAAGTGCTAATAGAGAGTTTGAAAATAGAAGTGCTACAACTGCAAATAATTTACAACTACTAAAAAATAGTATTACTGAAATATCTATTAGCCTTGGAAATATCTTTTTACCAAGTATAAATTTTGTTGCCAAAGCTTTAAAAGTTGTAGCTACAAACTTTGCAGATTTGATGAACTCTTCCGCTATTGTAGGTTTTTTGATAAAAGCTGTTACAGGACTTTTTGGCTCTTTTGTAGCTCTTAGTGTAGGTGGAACTGCTTTATCTTATGTAATGACTTTTGTATCTAGTGGATTTTCAAGAGTTATTTTATTAGCAAATATGTTAAAAATGGGATATATTGCACTTACTAGTGGTACAGCACTTGCAACAGCTAAAACTCTTTTATTTTCTACAGCACAAAAAATAGCAACAGCAACAAGTCTTGTTTTTTCTAGTACTTTAAAAATAGTTGGTGGTGCTATAGGTTTTGTTAGTAAAGCAGTAGTTTGGTTAGGTAGGGCTTTACTTATGAATCCAATAGGTCTAATTATTACTGCTATAGCAGTAGGAGCTTATACTATTTATACATACTGGACACCAATTAAAGAGTTTTTTGCAAATCTTTGGGATAGTGTTAAATCTATATTTAATAGTAGTTTAAATGCAATTAAATATGCACTATCTTTTAACCCTTTTTCTATTATTACTCAAGCTTGGAGTGGAGTGTTTGATTGGTTTAGTTCAAAATTTGAATTTGTATCCAATGGTATTCTTAAACTTAAAAGTATGGGCGAAACTGTTAGTAATTGGTTCTCTTTTGGAAATAAAGATGAAGAGATTAGTTTAGGCAGTGGATACAATAAAGCTTTAGAAACAAGTGCAAACACTACAGATTTAAATACAAACAATAGTTACACAAACAACACTTCAAGTAATAAAACAAGCGATACTTCATCTATTGTTATAAATGTAAATAATCCAGTAGTACAAACAAAAGAGCAATCAAAAGTTTTAGAGCAAGATATTAAAAAAATGGTAAATAAAGTACTAAAAGAAAAAGAGCAATCTAATACTAATAAAACATTTAAGGATATTATGTGATTTGTATATTAGATATATTTGTATTAAATATAAAAGATATGTCAAGTTTTCAAAAAACTATATCTTTACCTTTTGCAAGTCAAAAAAGAGTATCAAATTATCCTTTATATCAAAACTTAGAAAGGTTTGCAGAGAGTTTTAGTTTTGAAGCTACTTTTTATTATAAAAATAGTTTTTATTTAAAGCCAATAGAACAAAGATTAAAAAGAAAAAAAGCTGTTTGGTTAGTTTTATCAAATGGTGAAGCTTATAAAGTGTTTGTAACAAATATTGAGATAGTAAAAAGCTATTTTAATAAAAATGCTCAAGCAATAAAACAAGATATTAAATTTACAGTAGAGGTATGTTATGAATAAATATACTGCAATAGATGAAGATAGATTAGATATTATTGTTTATAAAACTTATGAAACTTTAGAGAACTTTTTAATAGTTTTAGATGTAAATCCACATTTACATCAAAAATATATTCTAAAAGCTGGAGATATTGTATATCTTCCAAAATTTGAAAAATCAAATATTAAAGAGTTAAAAGCATTATGGAACTAACAGCAGATTTTAAAATTCTTGCACAAGGTCAAGATATAACAAATATTATAAAAACAAACCTAATTTCAATAGAGCTAAAAGATGAAGATGGACAAATGGCTGATGAAGTTACAATATCTATCTCTTCAATATATAAAAGACCAAGATATGGAGATGAGTTAGAGGTTTTTTTAGGATATAAGGAGACTGGTTTAGTAAAAATGGGTACTTTTAAAGTTCAAACAAGTACTATTATAAATAAACACTCAATGAAAATAAGTGCAACTGGAGTAGATTTTAGTGGAAATTTAAAAATGAAAAAAAGTAGAGAATTTTTAAATATTACATTAAAAGAGTTAATATCAAAAATAGCAAATGAACACTCTTTAAAATATGTTTGTGATGTAGATATTTTTATACCTTATATTGTACAAGAAGATAAAAGTGATTTAGCTTTTTTACAAGAACTAGCAAAAGAGAATAATCTTATTTTTAGTATAAAAAATAGTACTATTATTTGTGTTTTTAAAAAACAAGAAGCTTTAAAATATACAATTAATTATAATGAACTTATTGATATTTCAATAACACATTCAAATAAAACAAAATATAAGAGTGCAAAAGTAGTTTTTAGAGATACAAAAGATAATCAAGATAAAGAAGTTGTAATTTTAAATGGAGAGCCACAGCTTAGATGTGAAAGAAGTTGTAAAGATGAAGATGAAGCTAAAAGAGTTGGTTTAGCTACTTTAACTAGAGCAAATAAAGGAACTATACAAGGAGAACTTACTATTTTATTTAAACCTATATTTGCTGGAGGTATTTTAAATCTAACAAATACTACAGATGATGGAGAATATTCAATTGTATCTGTATGCCATACTTTAGATACTAATGGATTTATTACTAATTTAAATTTTGAAAAATGATAGTATAAAATTTACTTTAAGCTTAAATATTTTATGTGTGTTTAAATTAATGTTTAATAGAGTTTAAAAAGTCTAAAAAAATCTAATTTTTTTAAATGTCTAAAGAAATATAGCTAAATCCTAAAAAATCGCCCTTTTAGAATATTATATCTATCTATTAGTTTAGACATTTTAAACTATTTTTTACA